GTATATCCCGATTTCTTTATTGCCTAAGTGCCTTAAAAAGATTCTTTGGCTTGTTAAAAATATCTCAGTTTCTTTATAGTCATTGATTCTAACTAAAAAGTCCTTTGCTCTTAGTATGGCCTCTTTAATACCTTCCTTATCCAGTTTCAGCTCTCTGTATTCCTCAGGTAGTTTAGTGACTATCTTTACCCAATCTTCGCCAAAGTCCCTTATTAACCCCTGAGTAAATCCAATCGGGTTTCCTGATTTGTATAAGTTGTCAGCTACTGACTGCGAATAGATGTTATGTAAGTTAAATCTTAAATGCGGGTAAGCACCTACTGAGTAATAGTGACCAGCTTGGTCGTTTGTTTTGTATTTTCTTCCTGAACTTATACAGTTGTGTCCTTCATCAATTGTTCGGACTATCTTGTTTATTATTATCTGTAAGTCCTTGCGATAGTTAGAAATAGTCTTTGCTGATTCTCTTAGCTCTTTGCGTATCTTAACCTTTTCTTTTTTCTCTGACTTGGCTTTAACCTGATTGCTTAGTTCAATTGCGCAGGCTGGTGAGCAAACTTGTTGAAGTGGTTTTGCTGGTTCAAAAGAGACTTTACAAAATTTGCACTTTTTAGGCTTCATAGTTAGAATGGGATATTATCACCAACTCTTTTAACAAATTCCGAAATAGCTTTTTTTGTTAAAGTTTTAGCAGTTCCGATAAACTGGCGTGGCTGCTTTGCTTCCCTTTCCTCTTTGGTTTGATTCACATAGGCTGTTAAATCGTTGCCATAGTTGTCAGGTTCTTTTCTTTCAGTTACGCAAATAGAAAGGTATTGCTTACCATTTTTTGAAGTGAAGATTTTCTCTCTTGGAATGTCCGATAGACAAAGGTTAATATTAATGAGCATTTATATTTTGAATTAGTTTTTTTAGTCTTTAAAAAAAGGGTAGCCCTCTACCAAAGAAACTACCCTTTTAAAATTTTAATATCTAATCTAAGCAATACAAAAATAATTCATTGATTTCGTTTTCTTGTTGCAGTTGTAAACTTGTTTTGCACATTTATAATTCAAGCACATTAATCTTATTTGATAAATCAAAATTCATTTGTTCAAGTTCAGCAATTCTTTCTTTTGCCTCATCTAATTTTGCAAGTGCGTACATCTCGGCAGTTAGCATCTGAGTAATAGTATCGTGAACTTTGTAAAGTATCTTTAACTTTTCAATTTTAGCGTTCCTCTGACCTTCGTTTGGTATTTCGCTTATCTTATTTTCTGATTCGTTTAAAAAGTTTTCTAAGTCTATTACTGCTTGAATCCTTTGAGGTCTTCTCCCTATTCGTCTTTCTATGTCTGCCATTGCGTGATTGGTAAAAGTAAAGTTAATTTGTCGGTCTTGTTGAGCTTTGTAATACTCATAGCGTTCTAAGTGGTTCATATTTAAAATGGTGTGTTAATTTGTAATCCGTTAAATGGAGTTTCTAAATAAAATCGTTCTCCTTGATTTTCGTAGTAGGCATTCTTAAACACATCAAATGTAAGCCTTGCAGTTCCTTTTTCACCTTCTGCTCTTTTCTTTATTTTCCTGACGATTATCTGAGCCTCACTTGATTGCCTCCAGCCTTCTCCGTGTTCTTCATAGTCTCTATGTACACAAATTAAATTTAAAGCTTTAGCGTACCAAACACTACCGCCTTCAATTTCGTCAGGTCTTGGAGCTGGAGGGTACTTATCGCCTCCTCTCATATCAGGGTTTCTTGCGTGAGCTACTATGAAATTATGAGTATTGTTTTTTCTTGCGTGACGATTTACTCTTGGTAGTTGTTGCTTAAGGTATTCGGAAATAGTGTTAGTGTACTTATGTTCAATGTCGTTCCAGTTATCTACTGAGCTACTAAATATCCCGTAGTCTTTTATAGCCTCATCTGTAAGCTCCAGCCACTCATCAAAATCAAGTCCTTTCTCATCTACATCAATAACCTTAAAATAGTCAGTTACGAATGGCATAACACTATAAAGCTCTTTCTCCGTGATTTGGTAGTTAATACTGCGCTTATCAAAAGTCTTACCAGTTAGGCAGTGAATTATCTCTGCGTATATCTCATAGGCTGACCCAGTTTCAGGAGTGTAGATTAAACACTTCTTATTGTGCCGAGTTGCAAGTGCGCATAGTGACTGAATTAGGAATTGACTTTTACCACTTGTAGGGTGTCCGTAGATAATTGTACTTCTACCTTCTTTGATTGAGTAGAGTTTATCCAAAGTAGGGAATCCTATTTTTAACCCAGCATTCTGTCCGAATTTGTGGAGATGGAATATTTGTTCTTGTAGTTCGTTAGCTTGTATTATCTTTCCCATAATTACCAAATTACTGGCTTCTCCTTAGCCTTGTCTTTATTCTCATCCTTAAACCAAACTCCCCTCATCTTTTGCTTCCAGTTTCTAACCTTATTACCTTTGCTATCCATCCAATTAGCATTGTCAGCATTATAGTAGTTAAAAGCATTTATTGCGGATGACCTTGTATATCCGTGAAATTTAAAAAAATCAATTACTTCATCTAAACTCGGAGGTACAAATGCCTTATTATATTTGTTATTAATATCTTTGTTATTATGTATGACACTTTTGTCATAGGGGGTTATGTCAGATTTGTCGTGGGGGGATGCAAAGTTTGTCATAGGGTCTAATACTACTAAAGCTCTGAAATCTAAGTTACCATTTGAGTCTAAATTCATAACTCGGTTAACTATTTTTTTCTTTTCTAAGTTTGAAATGCACCTTTGAATTGTTCTCTCATCGCATCCCAATGACTCAGCTAAATAGTGATTATTTGCCCAGCAGTAACCTTTCTCATTTGATAGGTTATTAATTAAAGCAATTAAGAGCTTTCCTTTATCGTTTATGTCTTTTCTGCATAATAGAGCCGAAGGAATAACGGCATAATAATTCTTTTGATTATTCATAAAAAAAATTGCCCTCGGCAGTAGTGGTGCTTCGGGCAATTATTTAATGCTTTACTAATTTGATGGTCCACTACAATCATCAAACACAAAAATAACTTGTTTTAAAAAGGAGTAATACTACAACTTTTGCACATTATAACGGACTTTATAACTGATAGAACTTAGCTAAATCTCTACTCGCTTTGTTAGGCTTTAATTTGTAGCTCATAAACTTACCAGCTGTGCCGAACTTGGTCTTGAAGTGTTTTACTTCGCCTGAAATGTTGCAGCCATTCTCTCTAAATTCGTGTACTCTGGTAGCTAATTTCATTGAACCAGTAGCTTTAAAAGCTTTGATTAAGTCAATCTCTTGACCGCTTAATAATAGGCTGAATATTGCAGCCTTTTGTGATTTGATTTTTTTCATAATTTTTCTATTTCGGTTTTTACTTGATTCCAGTATTCACATCGTTTTGCATCTTGCGGGTAGTGTTCTTTAATGATTTCGTCAATGGCAATTAATACACATCTTTGTGCATAAAAAAACCCCATTTTAAACCCATCAAATTGTTCTGAATCTTCATCAATACCCATAAATTTATCTACTAACTCTTTTGCTTTTTCTTTTGGTGTCATAGTGTTTTAATTAAGTGCTGAAAGTTTTTAAAGGTTTGCATAAACATACGCTGGTTAATTTCAATCATTGAATCTACAAAATCCCTTGAATGTATTACCGTTGAATGGTGTTTACCTCCGAATGCGTAACCGATTTCGTTAAGAGATCCGAGCTGGTTCTGATAAGCAATATACCTTCCAATGTGTTTAACTTCAATTATCTCTCTTTTTCTTGATGTGCCTCTGATTTCATCATAACTTAAACCGCTAATATTACTGAGTTCGTGGATAAGTAACCCAATATCATTTAGGTTGTCTTTGTCTTTCGTGTCCTTGATGTAATCAGCCCATTCGTTTAGTGTATTAAACTCGTATTTTTTAGCTAAGTGCTTTAAAAAGGGATTGTCAAATTTCATATTAGTTTTTTATAAAAGTTCCGTTAATAGTAGTTCCTTTTCTGTCCTTGATTTCTTGCCAAGCTACTTCTAAACATTGAACCAAATCCAGTCCGTAAAAAAAACAAGCATCGTTTAAAAAGTTCATAGCAGAAGGGTTTACGAAGTCAGGACCTACTCGCCTAACAACATCGTGAAGATTAATAAAACCGATTGGTTTATAGGTATCGCTCAACTCTTGGCTGTTTCCTATCTGCTCTCCAAGTATTATCATAGTTACTGCAATGTCTCCAAACCCGTCAATAACTCCAGCAGAATCGTCTTTTAAAAGAGCTTTTGCAGTTTCGCCTATTTCCTCTAAGAATTTAAGGTATTGATTAGTAGAGTTCTCTTTTTTGATTAACTCTCTTTCATTTGCCCAGTCAATAATGAGCTTTTTTAATTCGTTATAGTTCATTTGTTAAATGTTTTATTATAATAATCTATTGAATCTTGATACATAACATCATTCTTATGTATACCATCTGCATAACCTTCTCCATAAGCATCTTCTACCTCCTCCTTGTGCATTTCTTTGGCTTCTTTTAAAATAGCATACCAATTTAATTTATCCTTTGGTGTTTCCCATAACTTATAGAATAACCATTCAATACTACTTTGTTTATTGTTCATTGTTACCTCCTTGTAATATTAAATCACGAAGCCATTTTACACCAAATGCTATATGAGAAAAATTTGGATTATAATGTACCATTTCTTCTATCTCCTCATCAGTTGGTAGTTCAATTGGTGTGAGTGAATTGATAATTTCATCAAGATGTTTCCCATCTGAAAATGGATGTTCTGTTTGCCATAATGCTTTTTTCACTTGGTCTTCTGTATATAGTTTATTGCTCATTGTTAGGATTAATTAAAGATTTCATAATTTTAATTCCTTCTTGAATGCCTTGTTGTTTTGCTAACTCTAATTCTAATTGTCTGAGTCGTTCAGCTCCAGCTACTATCTCAGGAGTTGCTTGTTGGCTTATCGTTAAAGCCTCTAATAAAAATTGGATTGATGTCATTTGAAATTGTTAATTAAGTTGTTATAAAATTCGTTTCTCATTTGAATTACTGGTTCGCCTTTTTCTAATAGTTCATCCGACCAGCCTTCTTTCTTTTGCACCTTAGTTATTATCATTCTTTGTTTATGGTCAATTGGATAAACGATTCCATCATTAGACATTTTATTAGTTTCTAATAAGTAGGCGCATATATGCCATTCAGGTCTATCATAAAGAAACATATACATTTGACATTGATGATACTGCTGCTCATCTATCCCTTCGTGTAGATAGTCAAGCCATTTTTCTAAACTTGTAGGGCATTTAAAATCTACACCCCATTCAGGAGCGATACAATCAGCTGTCCCTCCATACTCCATATACATTTCAAAGTTAGGTTGGTACTCAGCATCCTTGCAGAAATGCTGCTGGTAGTACTCAAATGCTGTGCTTTCAACATTTTTACCGTGTTCAGTTTGCCAAGTATTATTTTCATCGTAAAACTTGAAGTACATTTGATTAGCTAACTGCTTGGCATAAGTCCTTTGACCCTTTTCTGCGCTTCTTTTTGGGAATAATACTGAGCATCTGCTACCAGTAATAAGTCCGAATCTGTTACTATCAAACATAATTAAGCTTTTTGATTTTTTACACGAAGAGCATCTACCATCTCACCGAATGCTCTGACTTTAGCTGAATAAATTATAATTGATTTGCCCACCCAGTGTTCAATAAAAGGAGTATCTAATACCTTAGTAATGATTTTAGCATTAGTCTTATTAATAATCATTCCCTTTTGCCCTCCTTTGAAGTAACAAACGATACATTCTTGAGTACCTTCAGCAGTCTTTACTTGTTCTTTTTGGACCTTCTCAATTGTGAGCTTTAATTCTTGGTTAGGTTGCAGGATTTCGGCTCCGATATAGTTCGGATTAGTTAGCTTCTTCCAGTGTGTTAGTGGTGTTTCTGTTGCCATAAAATTTTAAATTAGTGAATTTGTTAATTTCTGATTGAATTGAATCTAATAAGTCGTTCTTTTGCTGCCAGTCTTGAAGTGCTTGACCAAGTGCGGTGTAGTCTTCTTCAGTTGCTTTCTTTGAGTTGAGTTTTTTTCTTAGTGCGTTGTAGTTTTTCCAAGCCAGTACTAAATCATCTTTTGCGGCCTGAAGTCTGTATCGCATTTCTAACTTTTCAGGGTACTTAGATTTAAGCTTGTTCATAAATTTGGAATTTGTTAAATGTTGTTAAGTTGAGTTCTTGCGTAACTCGTTGAATTAAACCATCTGCCTGAATTTTTTTGCAAATGTTTTTATCTTGAATTGCAAATGTTCTCAATCTCTGCAATCTTAAGTATCGGTTAATTAGTATTTGATTCATTTCTAAAAGGGTTTGCTGCATTATAAATTAAAAATCTTAGTTCATTGTCTCTGCCTTTTTGTTCTTGCTGGTTTTGCATCTCAAGTAGCTTTAACTCGGCAGCAAAGTTCCAAAGTCCTAAATCTTCTGCAATTTCTAAACATTTAGGAAAGTCTTTCTCCCCCATTGAGTACCATTCCATAATGGTATCTTCTGCGAATTGTTCAAGTGTCATATTTCATTTTTTAAGCGTTCTACTTCATTTTCGTAGGCTGAACAAATTGAACCTATTGAATATGTCATTGACTCAATTAGCCTTGTTATAACTGGTATAAGTTCTTGCGTTGAAATTCCATCGCTTAATTCAACTGAATGCTTAATACCATAAACTTCAAAAGTGATTTTCATTTTTTCCATTTTATTTAGTTTTTAGAAAGTTGTTAAGTGCATCAGTAACAAGCTGGTCCTTAGTGTATAGACCTTCGTAGGCTGTGCGAGATTGATTGATTTTGTCTTGGTGGATTGAGATTCTGCGTATCAGTTCCTCAGATAATCTAAAGCTTTGTAGCTTCTTTTTTTCTTGTATCATATATGTTATAAATAGTTAGTGAAATGGTTAATAAAGCTCCGAACAAAATAGTAGTAAAATACTTGTAAGGAATGTAGGCCGTTAAGTAAACAGCTAAAATAGCTAAGGCAATTGGAAGTAGTTTTTTCATATTTTTAAAGTTTAATTGTGCGTTGATTGAGTCGCACCCCTCAGTTGGTTATTTTTTTTCAATTAATTTTGCAAGCTCATTTCCGAATTGGATTAACTCATTGTAATTCCATCCACTTTCTTTAATTTCTTTTTCGTCATTGCCCATTAATTCAATAAATAAATCAGAGTTAAAAATGTCTTCAATTGTTTTGATTTCTGCTTTCATAATTAGTTATTTTTTAAAGTTTAATGAAACATTAATCACATCTAAATTGTGACCTTCAAACCCGCAATTAACAGCCCAATCAGTTGAAATTAAGGTAAAACCTTTTTGAGTTAAAACATTAATGTATTTATCTAATTTAGATTGTTTAATTGCTTGACTTGTTATTTTTAAATTTTCAATACCATTAACAACTTTAGATAAGTCAGTTAATTTATAATTATTAACAGTAGTGAATGAACCTACTTGCTTAATACATGTTAAATTTTTGCTGATTGAAATAGTTGCGTTTATCATAATTAGTTTTTTTTAAGTGGTTTATTACTGATTTGCTGATACGAAGATAGGGGTATTGTTTATATATGCAAGCACCTGCAAACAAAATAGACAAAATAATTTCATACTTATTGCTAAGTTGCTGAAAATCAATAAGATTATTTTTTAAAATATTAGGATTAATCCCAAAATAATAGCCGTAGTGGTGGCAATTATAGATAGTTTTTTGTGGCTGTCCACTTTGATTCGTAGTTCTTGGTTAGTTCTTATTAACTTTTTATTGTCTATGTGGTAAGTTTCGGCAATAAAGTTAATGTGTTGCACCTTCTTTTCAAGATTCTCAATGATGCGCTGCTGAGTTTCTGATATTGTATGTATAGAATTACTCTGTTCCATAACTACTAAGATTTTTCGGTACTCCGATGCTGTCAAAGTCTTGCAGTCTTGCCCGAATGCTGTCAACCAACACGCTGTCAGGCCACAAATAAATAATCCTAATCTTTTCATTTGTTTTAATTTTAGTGCGATATATAATAGAATCATAACGCTTAACGATAGTATCAATTCGAAGTATCTCTTTTTGAGCATTTATAATAGCTGTGTTGCTTTCTTTCTCTTCGTGGGTACAAATTGTCCCTATGAATAAAATAAGCGCAATTATACCAATAAGTATTATACCAAAGAGTACATTATTTCTTTTTTCCATTCTTTAAGTAATTACCTGACTTCTGTTTATCGTTCCATTCCTTTTCAACTTCTGCGACTATTTTTTTTCTTTGAATTTCGTGTTCGGCAATGGCTTTGATTTGTTCAGGTGTAGCTTTATATTTGAGTAGGCTTTTCATAATAACGTGCTGAGTAAGTAACTTACCCAAATGATGCACAAAATTAACAAAATTACGTCATCTTTTTCTTGTTCACTCATTTTATAACTAAAATTTGTTTTCTATTTTTTGTCGAATAACTAATATGAACCCAGCTAAAATCATACTCGTTAATTAGTTGGTCAAATTCTAAACTCTTAGCAAGTTCAAATAGCTTTTTATTCTCAACTTTATTACCTCCAGTTATATCTATTGCTTGACCTTTTGCGTGTTGACTTGTTGGACTTCCACCTACTAACTTATTTAATTTAGCAGAGCGAAAGAATGAATTAATCTTGATAGGTTTGCCGTACATCTTTCTCAATGGCTCAAAGATATTATCTGCTAACTCTTTCATATTGTGTAGCTGTTGCTCGTTTGGCATATTGTCTATTCCGTTTCTTATAGCTGTCGGGGATAGTACCGCCTCATCGTAGCTAATATGTTCGCTAATCTTCATAATTTTCGTAATAAATCTCACTCAAAAATCCTTCTACTAATATTAAAGCCATTCGCCTTATATTGTCTATTCGGTCCTTATCTTCTCTACTCATCATAGAGTAATCGTAATAGTCACAAGTCGCAAGTGCGTAATTACAAATCGAAATAATCTCGCCCCTCGTTTCTCCAGCCTCTATTAAATACTCTTCTAAGTTCTCTGTTTTTTCAGTAGATTGTTCCATTGATTACCTCCTTTTGTGTAACGATTCCGTTTTCAACTATACAAAAGCCGTGAACCCAATTGTTAATAGGTAAATAGGCTGGAGTTAAATCGCATAAACAACCTAATGAATAGGTATAATAATGTGGTTTGCCTAATATCATTCCAGCATCTTTTGATTGTCTATGAAAATGACCGATAATTAAAGGTCGATTGACCGATAAACGAGCAGCTCTTGCTGGGTTAATACCTCCTGACTTCATCGGTAATTCGTGGCCGTGTAAAACTGCGATGTCCCACATATAACACCACTGCAAAGAATCAAGCTGAATGATGCCTAAATCCCTCAATGATAGCAGTTCTGATAGCATAATGTTCTCTATATCCAACAGCTCAGGAGCTTTAAGTCTAATCCATTTATCAAACCTTAAATCGTGGTTTCCGTACTTGTAAATAATGAGAGCTTTTGGAAACATCTCACGCAATCCTTTAAGAAAGACCTTAGCACAGTCTAATTCGTACTTAACGGAATGCTTAGTTGTACTTGTCTCGTGTTTCGATATTAGGGCAAAATCCAATAAATCCCCATTTATGTAGATAGTATCTACTTGTTCCATCAATCCGTATTCTAAGGCAGCAAATAAAGCCTTGTCATCGTGGTAAGGAAGGTGTATATCTGATATAATTAATACTTTCTTTCTATCCTTTGGTAAGTAGTAAGGTTCTAACTTTTCGCTTTCTCCTTTTGGTAGTTCAGATTTTAGTTTTTCTAAGTAATCAATGTAAGGTTTTGCACATTTTTTGTCTTTTATACCTTTGTTTCCTCTGTAATATCTGACTCTGTCACGCACACTTTCAACATCATTAAATTTTTCAGGATGTTCTTTGTATATTTTTTTTGCTAAAGTAAGGTTTGCTGTGTTTGGGAATTGCTTACAGTACTCAAATATTAGGGCTTTATTTTTCATATATATAGGGTTATAAATAGTAGGCTCATAATTGTAGTAACTACTGGGAATGCTAAGGTCTTAACAAGTAAAAAAGCGACTATGTTGTATTGCATGAATTTTGCCAAATGCCACGCATCCCAAAACATTGGAAAGTACTTAAAAAAAATAGGTTTATTCATTTCTGATTGATGCCGAGAAAAGAATTTACCTAACTTGTAATAAGCATCGTGGTGAGCTATTGAGTCTCTAATTGCATCAAGCCATACATATAGTAAAAGTAAAATCATTCACTTTTTTTGTTTATCAATTTTCTTAAAGCTCCTTTGACATCATCAGGTATAATAAGTAAACACAAACCAATGATTCCAAGACCAGCAGAGTAGTAAATATCAATCTCGGCAAAGGTTTCATAAACCAAAGGCAATCCAATTAAAACAAGCGAATAAAAAAAACAAATCAATCCGCATATCGTTGTAATTGGGTTATCTAATAAGTTAATATTTTGCTTTATTTTTTTAACCACTTTTTTAGCATTTGGGTAAGTTGCCAAAGTGAAATGATAACTGATAAAGTAAACGATAAGAATTGAACTACTGGTAGCCAATGAGCAAGTGTTCCGACTATTGCAAAAGTCCAGCTAACTATATTAAGCTCTATTATTTTTGTGTTCATTACGATAACGGATTTGCAATTGTTGTAGCCTCAAAATTAGTATAACAAATATCAACTGTACTTGAACTATTAATGAATAGAGCAACAGACAATGAATTAGTTGTTAAATTAGTTCTTGTTATTGTATATTGTCTCCAATTGCTTGTTAAAGTTACGGATTGTAATGTTTGACCTGCTGGGCTGTTAAAAATACTTAAATTTACAGAGCCTGTTCCTTTTAAATAAACTGAAAATGTACCATTTGGAACGGCAGGATTAACAGCAAGTTCTTGATAAATTTGCCCACTTGTAGCTACTAAAGTGTCATAAGGTAAATTATTAATACCGCCTGATGAATTATGAGTAAATGATGTATAAGTAAGTGCATTAACCCAAGGACTTTGAGTTAAATCAGTAGGGCTTGTTAGCAAATTTGTAGTTGCAAAAAGTGAATTAAAATAATCTTTAAGAATTGACCTAAATGTTGATGCTTCTGCCGCTAAATTTCCACCAATAAAGCCTAATCTTACTTGTGTAGTATTTCCATAAGTAGACCCGTTCCAAAACAATGACCAAGCCGAATCTGTTAAATTCCAAGCTGCTGTTGCAGGACTTGTTCCAGCAGAAGTACCATCAATAAAAGCTTGAATAGTTCTTATAGGTCCAGCTGTTTCTGTTCTGTTTATATGAATAAATTGATTGTCTTTATAAGTTGATACAATTGTTGAACCAGCTATTTGACTTGAACCACCTACATTCCTTACTCTTACATTATTGACAGTAGTTGAACCAAAAACAGCAGGTGAACTGCCGATAGGAATAACACCAACATAAGCCCCTAATGATGCACCTGATGAGTTAAAATTAAGTCCTGAAGTTAATGGATTAAAATTTAAATTAATTCCACCAGTACCGTTTCCTGTAAATCCATTTTTAGCATTAATAGGTGGAAGCCCTGTACCCTGTGCAGTTCCATAATTAGCACTTGGATTTTTCCAATTAATACGAGCAAATGCCCCAGTACTATCAGTACTAATTCCATTACAAAACATATAGAACGCATCTAACTTATTCCAAATACCAGCAGTTTTTAAATCTATTATAAGTTTATTCTGTAAAGTTTGTTCTGCTGAACTTGGTTGTGTGAATCCACTTCCAGCAGTTAAAACAGCCTGATACTCGGCAGAAAAACCACCAAAGCTGCTACCATTACCTCCAACAACAGTTCCTAATCCTAAGCTAATCATTAACCAATAATGTTAAATCCGTAACCAATAACAGAACCGCTTGAAGGTGTAATATTTGCAATCGGATCTCCGTTAAAAGCAGGTATCAACATTCCTTGTTTTAAGGTTTTACCGCTCAATCCGTACTGAGTTAATAGATTTTGCCCGTTCACAGTTGACAAAGTTGTTAAAACGCAATCAGCATTTACAACCAAAACGTAAAAAGTATTCCCAGTTGAGGCTGCATCGATGAATTTACACCCGTTACCGCCTAACATTCTTTGTTCTAATATCATAATATTATATATTTTTTTATTTTAAAATTTTAATTTGTTGGAACTACGCACGAATCGTATGGGTTAGCAATGTTTAAAGTGAAATTACAAACCCATCCAGCCACTTCATCACCATAGCTATCTTTAATCGGTGTGCAAGTAATATTTTCTTGCATTTCAAAATAACTTCCGTAGTAAGTAGACTGCTTTATTTTAGCGATTACGTCTGAAATAATTTGTAGTGTATCACTCAACACATCTCTTTCGTTAGATAAGTCCTTTAAAACAATGTCTATTGCAGTCAATTGTAAGTTAAGGCTAAATACCTTAGTGCTAAAATTTGAAGGTCTTACATCGCCCCACAAAAGAGGGTAAGATAAAGGCGCACTCGCTCCCAAATCTGCGACATCGCAAAAAGTAAAATTTCCATTTAAGAATTGATTACTTGTTGCTATCTCTTGTAGTAAGTTGACTACTTTGTTTAGGCTGGTTTGCATTTAAATAGATTCTTAATTTTTCTAAATTTGATTTGTTTTTGCTTCCTTTTTTTCTCATAGTTAAGTTCTTCTTCTAAAATTGCCTTGATATTTAATGTGCGGAGGTACCAAATCCCAGTCAATGTCAGGACCTAAGTACATTCCATTTTGATAGTTATTATCGTTCGGGTAAATAGTATCTATATTTGCATTTACTTGTGTCAAATATAACGGATAAGTAGTATTATTTGCGAGTAGAAAATTAGTCAATCTTTCTGCGTACCACTCAGCTCTATTCTTTGTGTAGTCAAGTAAGTATCTTAAATCGTCTAAACTTGCTTGGTTACTAAACTCTGAGTTCTTTGTAGCTATGTTCTTATTCTGAAACTTAAAACTAAGAGGCAAAATAGACTCATACACGCAATATTTTACGAGAGTAGGCGTAATGTAAGTATCTAACAAAGTTACATTCGCTGCGCTTACTGTATTGCTTGAGACTTGAGTAACTAATTGATTGTATAAAGAAGTACCAAGTATGGGAAGTAAGTAAACATTTTGCGCCTCTTTAATCGTAGGCACTAATAATTTAGGGTCTACATTCTCCGAAATTATAGACTCTTGTTTAAGGGTCTCTTCTGATATGAATATTACTGTTGCCATTATTTCTTTTTAACTAAAATTGATGCCCATTGATGTCTGCAATAAGGAAGGTGAATATCGGTGCCAGGCTTAGTATACCAGCCGCCTCTTTTTGTCCAAACGTTTCTACCTACTCGCTGTGAAATTTTGCTAATCTCGTCTCGTGTGTAGAGCTTATTCAAGTTCAATAAAGCCTTGCAGAAAGCTCTATTCTTGCTATCCTTTGGTCCTTGATATTTGTAGCGCACTTCGTACTTTCTAAGTTCATCTGCTATCTTTCCTATCGCTGATTGAGTCGGCAGGATATTAATAACGTTCCAAGCACCTTCAGTAAGAGTTAAAACTTTCTTATCTTTCAAAGACTTAATTAACTCGTCTAATTTACCCTCACTTACTTCTAAGTTAACAGCTAAATCTTTCTTGCTAATTAATGGGTCTCTTTTTACTTGGCTTATTAAACTTCTCTCCTCTTCAGTTAGTGACTCAATAGCAAAAGCCATCTCTGTTAAATCTTGCTCACTAAACTCTAAGTGTGACTCAAAAGAGTAGTGGTCTTCAAAAATCTCTAACTTTCTGCTTTCTATCTCAAAATATTCGTCTGCGTCTACTCCGTACTCTGCGAAAACTTCAATTTCGCTATCTTCTGAGAACGATTGTGGAGTTACTGGCGTTGGTTGTTCTAATTTAGGTAAACCTGCCATCTCTCTTAATTCGTCTTTTGTCGCAATTTGAATCAAAGTTTGTTCAGTGAACTCAGGACTGAAAGGCTCTAAAGGTTGTACTTCATAAGGCTGATTGATTCCGTTTAGGCCTATTATGTAATTAAATAATTCTTCAAAATGGTTCTGGTCAGGTTTGATTTCGTTTTGTTCAAACAATTTAAAAGCATCTACCATTTCGTTTCTACCTCCGAGCTGACCCTCAACACGAATACCCATAAAAATAGGAGATGTAACACGATGAGCTACGAAAATCTCTTGCTGTATAGTATCGTTTAAGATATCAAATTGCTTGTCTAATTCAGAAGGCTGTAAGTTAATTACATTCGGAGCTTTGTCACTACCATCTGAAAAGTTAATAATCCATCTTCCAGCATTATCAGTGCTGCCGTGTTTGTTGTTTATCCTTCTAACTAAAGCTCTTTGTTCCTCATCTGTTGGAATGCCATTGTTAAAGTTTAAAATACCACCAAAGAAAAAATTATTTTGCAGGTTAGCTCTATGAAAATTCGCTACCTCAACATCGCTTTCAATGTACGGAATAGCTCCAATATAATCAGGTAATGGATAAGTAGCTAAATTAGGTCTGTATTCTCTATAGTAAAGGATTTGAACTCCCTCTCTTTTCTCAGGATTGAAAGCGTCAAATTCAGTTACCTTTGGCCTGTAATCTTCCCAATTATCCGAGTAATAGAATGAAGTATTATCTACATTTGAACGAACCTTAGCAAAGTCCATGTGGTAACATTGAGCCACCTTACCGCTTAACTTGCTCCAAACTATTTGAAGCGCATAACCTGCGTATAATCTTTTATCTAAAACTACCTTATTAAATATGTCGCTTAGTGTTTCAAAGTTGTTAGGACGCACTAAAAAAGACTGAGCTTTAATTGCTTGGTCAGTTATTAAATTCTCTTTAATCTTTAAGCCTCTACCGTAAGTGTATTTCTGTTTGGCTGTTAAAATTGCATTGTGTTTTGCACTCCTATTGAATAGGCCTACTAAATACTGAGGATAACAGTTATCCTCTCCATAATTAACCCAGTCTTTGTTTTTATCTTTCTCAAAAACTGGAACTGTATAAGTTGAAACGGGTTCGTTATAAAAAACGAATTTGCTTTTATTCTCTGTCATAAACTATTACTTCAATATTTGGGTCGTAACTGGTAATGGTTGCATCGCTGAACTCTAATAAACATTTGCCTCTTTCAAGTAAAGTATCGTTTTCGCTTGGACTTTCTCCACCTGTGTTAGTATAAAGTGAATACTCGTAAAAACCTTTCTCTTTTAAGTAAACAATTCCTTGTAACAAGTCCTCTCCTGCTGGTGTATCTATCACTTCTAAATTAAAATTGTCGCATCTTGGCAAATAACTTGATTGATTCACTAACATAACCCATTTAGTTACCTTAGTAACTTGTGAGTATATACCAAACCAAGCTTGGTTCAATGTAGTTATGTTTGGGTCTGTAATATTTTCAGTACCAGTTAGCAGTATTTCATTAACTCCATAAGTAAGATTGACCATATTTGATAATATAAAAAAGACATTTCGTTATAAAATAGAAAAGGTAGCCTTGTGAGCTACCTAATCTAACTATGAAACAACCCTATCTTGAAGCCTATAATTTACTAAACGCTGAAGTTGAGGTTAAGATTTGAGCAGGAGCTGCCTCCATACCTGTCAAAGTAAGTTGAACTCCGTTAAAATCTCCCATTGCTGCACCTGAAGTATGTGAACCTGCACTAACTTCTAAGCCATTTACTTCACCAAGTAACCAAAAGCTACCGTCTTTTTTCTCAATGATGGTTAATAATCTTGCTTGAGCTAAAGTGTACCACTTATTTCGTGATGTTTGACTCATTTTAGCAAAATTAGCTACTACTGTTTGAGTGTAGAAAACTGTCCCATTCGCTGGAGCTGCGGTAATCTCTTCAGTAAAAGAGTCTGCTGCTTGTGGCATTAACTCATACTTGTAGAAACTTACTCCACTCACGTTAGAAATACCTGAAGCAGTTGTACTTGTTATAGTAGCTGCACTTGGTAAACCATTTGCGAAATAGATATTCTTTAATCCACCAACTGCGTCTTTGCAATCAAGTGTATATCCTGCTGTTACTGCACACGGCATAATTTTTTCTCCTTTTATTGTTTATAAAAAAGGGGATAAGGCTTGAACATTCAAACCGAATCCCCTTCTTTGATTATTATTTAAGCTGCGCCTACGAAATAAACGATTTCAGCTGGGAATGCGATTTGAACACCTGCTTTGAATTCGCATACATAACGAACTTCCATTGACTCCTGCGCCCAGAATAATTGAAACTTACTTTCTTCGCCAAGTACATCACATCCGAAGAACATATTTGAAGTGCGTAATGCGTAGATTCTGTTAGTACCATTCAATCCGTTTACTCCTACTACTTTGATGTTAGTACCAGGAATTGTAATTTCAAAGTTTGAGCTTGAAGCGTCTGTGTTGTAATGGAATAAGTTAGCGTTAGTTAAAGCTAATTGGTAAGTTCTGAAAGTATCAATACCTACGAATACCATTGTATCGGGTTTATCTACCAATGCAGCAGGAATAGCTCTGAATACACCTTGAATGATGTTACTTACATTTGATACAGTAATTCCACCAGTAGCTGAGTAAGGCGCACCAGCCATAAATGCTGAAGAGTTAGCAGCGATTGCGCTACCTGAAACCGAAGTTACAAGTTTAACCATTCCATCAAATTGAGCTAAAGCATTGTCACCGCTTCCAGTGTCACCCTGCCAAAAAGCTCTCTCCAAATTTTGTGCAATTAAACCAGCTTTCAAGTCTGTGAATTGTTGCTCAAATGGAATTGATTTTGGATTTGAACCTGAAGGTAATACTAAACCTAACCAAGTGTTCTCTAATGTTTTTGGACACAAAGACTCGTGAACTTTAATCGGAGAAACAGTCATATTTCTGCGCGTAAAAGTTGTTGTACCTGATGCTACGAATCCACAAGATACACCTGATTGAAATACTGCGTCAGTATCCATCAAGTTCAATTGAGAAGAAGATTTTACATTCGGCATTTTACTTGCCAAACTGATTGATTTTGCAGAGAATAAAGACTTAGTCAATAATTCTCTTTCGTTGGCTTTTACGTAGCCAGTTAACGTTCCTACTGAGAATGCCATTTTTTATTTATTTAATATGTTTAATATATCGTTTAATTTATTGTACTGATTATCTTTTTCAGCTTGAAAATTTACATTGAAAGGTTTAGCCTCAACGATTTCAGAAGGTGCGTCTGCTAACTTTTCTACGATTTCAACTAACTTAGAGAATGCGTCTTTTTGTGTATTCATTTTCTCTTCAGTTGCGCCCATCTTTTCAGCAATTTTAGCTTCTAAAGCTGCCAACATTTCTTCCATTTTCATAATCTTAGCACCCATTGCCTCAATCATTGGCAAATAATCTTCAGCCATTTTTTCTTTAGCTTCAATTTCAACTTCTACTGATGGCTCTTCTTCTGTTGGCATAACTTCAGGAACTTCTAAGGAAATTACTTTTCCGTTTTCAACAGTAATTTTTCTGCCGTCTTGAAGCTCGTGTTCGCCATCTGGTGCAGGAACTTCTCCTGATTCACTTACTACCATTACGCTGGTACCTTCTGCTAATGGTCCTTCCCACTTAATAATGGTCAATCCATCGGCTAACTTTGCCTCTTCAAAAGACATAGGAGCTTCTTCTGTGAATATCTCCTTTAATTTGCTTAAAAGCACTTTTACATCGCTCATATTATTTGTATATATATTTGTTTTATTTAATTGTAATTTATCAATCAATGCGATAGCTTCTTGAACATTGCTAACCATCTCTACTTTTCTATCCGTGAATAATCCCTCAACTGAAAAACCTTTAAACTTTCCACTCTTGATATAATCGTTCCAAATCTCTTCGTTATCTACTTTGCAGGAAATAAACCAAGAACCATCGGGCAACTCGTCAAAGCCTTCAGGAGTTTTTATTCCTCTTTCTGAATCAATAATAAAAGACTCAATTAAGTACACCCCATCCGCCAACATATTCTTTTTATGTTGCAAGTTGAAGTTAGTTCCGTACTGGTTTTTGAAGTATCTCTCAACTATTTTTTGTATCGTCTCTTTTGAGAAAACTACGTTGTACTCTTCGCCATCTTTTGACCTACGATAAATAGGTTTGTCAGGAATCATTGCAGCTCCTGAGATTATCTGTTTGTCGGTAGTTTTAAAGTTAAAGTTTTTCTTATCCCACTTAGTGTAGCAAATAGCTGCTGCTTGATCTTGTTCAATTCCGTTTCCGACTTCAACCGAAATACATCTACTGATAAACTCGTTCTTATCTTCTCCAGCTTTTGGTTCTACTACGAACTCGTCAATCTGTTTTAGTTTTCTACTTGCCCACTCTACCCCTTCGTCTCCGCCCCAAGCTAACCACATCAAAGCTCCGCAGTCCTCTTTCGGATCACCTTTAGAATTGTCTCTATGCCTTTCAAAACCTGACATTCTCGCAATCGTTTCTCTACTAAGGTTTTCTCCATTTGCTAATTGAGATGCCCTAACCCAGCCGACTTGAGTGCCGCAATCTAAGTTGTATTTTTCTTTTAATTCAATCGCTCTTTTTGCGTTCTCACTTGCTGCTTTTGGATAGTCGCTGTATGTCTCAAATTGACTTTCAAAAGCTACCCAGTCGTACTCAATTGCAGGAGAATCTACCAAAGCGATAAAGTCTACCCCAGTCTCTTCGTCTTCGTTAATGAGCAGCTCGTATAAAGGAAGTTTAGCCATATATTTAGATAGTTTTTTTTAGATAAGTTTTAACCTATTACAGCCTTAGCTTTAATAGAGTCAACTTTCTTTTGAGTATTGGTTATGTCGGTTTCTGTTACGTATACTTTTGTTAATCCTGTATTGTTTACGTCAATCGGTTCGGTATTGTCTATTCTCGTGAAACTACTTGAAGGCCTTGTCATTGGTGGGGCTGATATGTTTGCTGAACCTCCACTACTGCCAGGTACTTGAACCGCTAAAATTTTATTGACATTTTGAATACCAGCTGCAATAGCTGCTGCTGCACTTAATGGAGCTAAGAATACTGGGTCAATTTTGGCTGCTGCTGCATAGGCTGATGATGCTGCTAAGTAAGTATCAATTGTTGCTGCTGCAACTGCTAAGGCTTTTCCTTCTGCTGTGCTTTCACCAAGAATTCCTGAGAAAGTTTTTAATGCGCTTGAATAAATTTGTAATGCTGCGACTCTATTAGCTGCGACTTCATTATCAAGTTTTTTAGTAGCCTCTTTATTCTCTTTATTAATATCATATTTTTTCTTAGCAATCTCTGCCTCAATTGAAATTGTAGATTGTCCGTAGTCTTTAGCTGTTTGTAGTTTCTGTTCAAGCTCTTGTAACTCTAAACTCTGTTGTTCTTTTCTAATTTGGTCCTGAGTTAGATTATTATCATAGAGTAGTGTTTGTTGTTTTTTATAATAGTCTTCTGTCGCTTTATTGCTATCCTCAAATTCTTTATTCGCTCTATCAATCTCAGCCTTCTTTGCGTCATCTATTTCTTTCTGAGCTGCTAATTCAGATGCTACTTTTTCTTTATTTAATGACTCAATAGACTTAACTACTTTTCGCCTACGCATTATTGACTCAGCCTCTAACTCATTAACTCTTGCGATAGCTTCTGCCTCTTGTGCTAATGCCTCATCACTTGCAGATGTCAACTTGTTTCTTTCTTTTATTGCATTGGCTTTCTGTTTAGCGATAACTAATTCTTTTGCTGCTAAACTTTCTTCAGATGCTGCTACTTCTTGGAGTGCTTTAATCCTTTCATCAAAAGTAGCATTCTCATCCTCCATCATTAATCTCGCAGCTGCCGTTTGTTTAGCTTGTTTGCTTCTTTCTATTCGTAGTCCTCTTTCAGCATCCTCTACGCCTTGTAAAATAGCTTCTATTCTTGCAGATTCTTTAGCTGCCTTAGTCGCTTCTGCTGCTACTTTGCTTACTTCATTGATTGCATTGCCTACTTTCTCAGTAATACCTTCAACTCCTAAAGTAACTTTGCCGACTGCATCCGCTGCTACTTGTCCAGCCTCTGAGAATTTACCTTCAAATAATAATCCAATCGCTTGTCCTAAAGCTGGGACTAACTCAATTAATCCTTCAAATCTATTCGTTATATTTTCTTGAATTAAATTAGCAAAGTCAGTTAGTGCTTGTTTTGGATTCTCAAACATCCCAATCAATAACTCAGTTACCTTAGCTAAAGAATTCATTACAACATCTAACCCAGTTTTTAACCCAGCCATTACTTGGTCAAATTTATCTGCGCCTTCGTTTGTAGATGTAAAGGCTTTAAATAGTAAAAATAAAGTTCCAGCAATTGCGGCTAATACTGCACCGATAGGATTAGCTACTAAAGTCCACATAGCTTTTGCCGTATCTTTTAAGGCGTTAACTACGCCACCAATAGGTCCGGGCAAATCAGCAAAATCTTTTTTAGTTTCTTTGACTGCCTTACCTGTTTTTTTGGTAGTCTTCTCTGTATCTTTTAGATTTTCGTTTAGGTTTCCCGTAGCATTACTTAACTCATCTATTTGCTCAACGGAATCACCAGTGTCAACTTCTGTTTTTATTTTGACATTATTTTGCGCCATTCAATACCTCGTTTTCTGTGTTAATGATTATACTTAATATACTTGAATCAGCTAAATCAATTAATTTAATTAGCTCTTCAAATTCAGTTTGTTCAATTAACTCTTTTAATTTATCCAACATTTGTATTATTATTTAAGATTACTTGCCATCCACCACCATAATTTGCAAACCAAGCTGTATGCTTAGATTTTAAAGTAAAGCTTGTACTGCCTTCTATTGTTTGCCCAGCAATTGGGTAAATAGTTGTACTTCCATGATGTTTATTGTGAGTTATTATTATAGGGTACCCCGTTTTTAACTTAGGTAAATTTGCATCGGGTAGATACACTCTGGTTGATCCATCAATTAACCAAATCTTTTGAGTAAAATCTATTGACACTATACCATCGTTAGTGTAACTAATATCTGTATAGTTCTTACTTCTGTCAAATAAAAAAGGATTATTTTCATCCTTAAATAAATCGGGCAAAAGAATCTCAGGTAAGTTCGGCTGCTCAGGTTCGTAAGTTGCGTAGCCTCCGTTTGTTGTGGTATTCTCGCTAATAAACGCAGGGGCTAATTTTAATTTAAGGAACTCAATCTTAACAGGCTCGTCTGAGTTCATATCGTACTCTACGTTGTGCAGCCTGTAATATTGTTGGTCAATTCGGTAGTAGTCCCTAAACGATAAATTAGCTAATTGATTAGGTGAAAGATGAAAGTAACCGCTAACGAGTTTAGAATCTTTGTCGGTAATCTCTGAAATGGTTTTAAGCCAATAAGAGTTATAAAGGTTTGCCGTAGTTATTGCAGGTTTACTTCCATACTGATAGGCTCTTGCTGTTGAACATTCTAAACTAAAAGTCGGAGCTGTAACACTATTTAACATTCCTGCATAAGGAAACTCTTCATACCTTACAAATCCTGTCGCTGCGGTTTGCCACAAGTTCCACCCTGTTGAAGTATTTACTAAACCTCCGTATTGCAAAAGTCTAATATTATAAACAGGTAATTGGCTTGAACCTGTTGAGGGGTCTTGCGGTCTTATCTTAGTTAGTACCCTATCGTTTGCCGTTGAATCTGCCAAAGGACTTGCAGAAAATCCAAGATCAACTGTTTTGGCATCTCTTACAAAGTCGTTGTTAACGTTGAATTTTAAAGTGCTAAATGATTCTCTAAAAACGTCTTCGTATCTTTTATTGAACTCGTCTGAATCTGACTTGTAAGACATTTCAAATACTCTGAAGTCAAGTAAACCCATCGGCTTTATTTCAAGCTCTTGTGATACATCTAAATAGTTAGTAAGGTCTACTAAGTTCTCAGTATAAAATTCATCTCTCGGCTCAATGATTAGTTTTTTAGGGTCAATCTTATCTACCTCAACGTATAAGTTAAAAGCCTTAATTAAATACTGAAGGAACTCTGTTTGCTTTGTCTTCTCAGGTAGTGCCGATGCTATGTCAATATCTTGACCTTCTTGGTAGGTTGCTTCAGGGTTTGAATAAAGAGCGAATCCACTCGCAAAGGTTATTGAAATATTTGTTGCATTGCCACTTGTAAATAATGGGCGATAGTACATATTTAAATAAACCTTATCTCCTGCAATTATATCAGAGGGGATTGTTTGTAGGCTTACATCATAACTGTTACCCGCTATTACCCCTTTATTTAATTGCCCTATTGTAGTTAATGCTGAGCTTCTTTCTCTAATAATGCTTAAATAAACTAACATTACTCCACCTGTTCCACTGGCTGAAATTGTGCCTTCAAAAGCAAATCTGTACTTACCATTTAATCCGCTTGGAGCTAACCACCAATGATTAGCCGTACTTACTCCTGTTGGGTCTGTATCGTTGTCGTTTTGATTAAAACCTACTTTAAATGTTTGCGATTGATTAGCTGTTGAACTGGTATAAGTTAATGCCGTGTTATTAGTCATTAAAAAAGTTCGGTCCTCTACTTCATTCTCAGTCATTCTAAAATCGCCACCGCAAAAAGGTACTATTAGGTTTTTGAATCGTTGACTATTAAAAAAGTTAGATTCGTACCTGTAACCTGCACCAGCAAAAATAGAATCTACTATTTGTTTAGTGTAGATAGCAGGGTAAAAAGTTGCAAGATTGTAATCGTTCTCAGTATTCCCGTTTGAGTTTCCTCTGTCTATTAGTGGGTAAACATATCCAGTCCCATCGGGTTGGCCACTTGCGTTGAAATTTACATAGGTAGTACCGTTCTTTATTATTGAGGTGTCCCAGCTATTTTCTACGTTTGTTTTATTCCATCCGTGAGTGAACTCAGATAAGTCTAACTCTTGCAAACTCAACTCTCCTAAATCCTGAAATAGATTTGCGAACTTACCAATCATAACGCATTCGTACTCTATCGCTCCATCTACATTCTTAATACTTAGCAATTGCACGTAACCTCTTAGCTGTTGGATTCCTTTTCTGTAAAGTATCGCCTCAGCTTTTAAGTTCGGGTTAAAGTCAGGTTGAAAGTTTAAGTTAGTTGTGTTTATTACTGACCTATCAAGATTGAAAATACTTGAGAATAAAGAATGATTATTTGCGGTGCCAGGAATCGTTATAGATTTTGAATAATCACTCTGTCTTTTATCAGGTTCTCTAATATCTATAATAGTCTTGTTAACTGGTAAAGGTATTGAGTCGTACAAATCCACGTTAAAGGAATCAGTAACTATTCCTGAAGCGTTGTAAACTACTATTTTTAGTTCTGTTTGGTTCATAATGATTGGCGATAATTATCAAATGTGTATTCAATCGTTAACTGAAGAGAGCTTATTTGTCTATCGTTTATGTATTGTTTCTCCTCGTAGTTGCTCTCCTTAATGTTTACGGGTATATAGGTCGCTCCGTATTCCATCATTACTACTGGACTTAGTACTAACTCTTTTAAGCCTATCCATTCTGCATCGGTTAACCCATCGGAATTTATTTGAATCGTGTCCGTAAGTTTAGTAAAATAGTTTGTTTTAGCTCTGAAGGTCTTTGGATAGTTCAAAGGTTGAAATTTCTTAAACATCTTTCTTTCTATATCGGTAAAGTTTCTGCTTACCTTAGTAAATGTATAAGCATCAAAGCCTCCTAAGTTGTTTAGCCAATGTAGGCGAATTGGTGAATACTTTTGGCAAGTTGTATCTATCAAGAAAGTTCTGCTGAAATAAGTAACTGCGCCACTACCAGCCGTATTCTGACCATTAACCCTATAATATACAGCATTCGGATAATCAAAAGCCGCATCGTAAACCGATTTGTAATATCCAGTTGCATTACCTGAGTTAGCAACATTGACAGAAACAATTGAACCGAATGGAGTGAACCCTGCATTTGATTCAATTAATAAATTTAGATTTTTATCAAGTACCTGAACATTAATATTAGCAAATAAACCCTCTCTATCAAATATAGTTAAGAATCTTTCCTCACCTTGTCTTAGCTTCTCTTGGTAGGTAGTTTGGTTCAAAGTTTTTAAAGAGCTTTCAGGCGGTCCTATGTTTAAACTCGTGAAGGCTGTTTTACTCCAGTCTAAGAAATCAAAGATTGCATTTGTTGAATGAGCATTGCTACCACTTGTATAAAAGTTAATTAAGTTTGGATAAATTACAGGTACCCCTGATGCGTTGTTTCTCACCTCACCGAACTCTACCCAATAGTCAACTTTTGAATTGATACAGTGGTAAATACCCGAAGCGTTATAACTTGCAAAGTCATAACTAACGTATTGCCTCAACACCTCGCTCACATCTACGTCAACTGTATTAATGTTAGGCTGTTTAGGGTAAGTCAATCTTGCGACTGGATTCGTTTGTCCGCTTACATTTATGTCTACTAAGAATTGAAAACCAGCAGCAGTTGCGTTGGTGCTTTCCAATCCAAACACCATCTCGTTATAAACATTCTGCCAATTATTAGGACTTGAATTTATTATCATTTTAAAATATTTTTTGTTATTGTAATCTCTATTGACCTTCCTAACGCATCAGCTAAACCTTGAGCGAATGCTGCCACATTTCTTTCGCTTAGTGCATCATTAATAAAATTAGTTGGTTTTATACCTTCTCTCTTTATACCGATACCCATTGCGTAGGCCATTTGGGTTTTCTCGTCAATTTGTTTTTTCTTTCTTTGGTTCTTAGTTAAGTTTCTTGTTTGTGAGTATCTACTCTCAATCGGGATGCCTCGTTTAGTAATCCACTTTCTTAGTGACTTGTTAAAGGCTGGACTTACTGACTCTTTTTTGAATGAATAAGGAGAATTGAATTTGTTTCTGGTACCACTTACACCTTGATTGAGAAAATCTCCGTAGTAATTCATTTCAATAGACATCTCAAAGCTATTGCCATTTGAACTCAAAGGCAAAGTTATAATTGACTGAACTAACTCCGAATCCGCATAGTAAGCATCTAACTCGGTAAGGTTAGATTTCATCGTGTCGGTTAACCCATTGACAAACCTAACTAAGGCTTCCTCAATAATAGAGTCAAACTGAACTTCACCAGCCTCAGCATCTGTGCCTAAATCGCCTAAAAGTTTAGTGTAGTCTGTTTCTGCCATTCTCTTTTTTTATCTGTTCAGTGTGTTCTATGTGGTAGCTTACTATATTAAAAAACTCCTTCAGTCTTAAATTAAAAAAGTAATCCCATTTGGTTTTATCGTGGTTTGCAAGGTTGTCTATTGTTGCGACCCATCCCCATTTTGTATAAAAGTTCTGAGCCTGTTCAAAGTCTCCTCCTTCGTGCTTAGGAAATAAGTTAGGATATTGTCCGATAATTTGGCGGAGAGAGTGCAAAAAAAAAGCATAATCGGGTAAGCGTCTTTTACTTTCATTTGGTTAAGTAGTAACTCACTTATCTCATCGTGTTCACTACCATCGTACTTACTTGGTTTTCCGTATCTCCAGTTAATTGGTCTAATGCAAGATGCCACTATCTTATGTATGTTCTCAATCGGGTTGGATTTAGAAAAGTGCGAAATGTCTATGAATTGGCTGCTACTAATTTGACTTAACCTGTAATCCACAAAGAACCATCTACCGCCTACCTTAACTCTTTTCTTGTAGGTAGTCTTAATCGGTTGTGCTTCTAACTTTTCAAAGTCACTGTAAAGGCTTATTATTTGCTCCGAAGTAAAACCATCAAAGAATTCAAGTTCAATTTTGTAGACAATAGAAAGTTTCTTTTTCTTACCTTCAATTCCCGACTCAGTTACCTTTTGAAGTTCTATGAAGTCCTTTAAAGTTAAATTATAGTAATTGCGTTTCATTCTATATTATATATTTTTTTAGGCTCGGATTGTAACATATTGACCCCTTCTGTGTTCTTGTAGTTTCATCAAGGCTAAGTACCGTGTGGCGTCTATTAAGTGGTTATTGAAGTCCACAGGTTCATTGACTATCTTACCAGCCTTATCCGTTTTCCACTTATAGGTGCGGAACTCCTTTTGCAGGTTGTTTCCAATTAGGTGCAGTTTATATCGTCTAAGTATGTCTATTGAGTTAATAATGCTGTCCTTGCCTTTCTGTGTAGGCTTGATGTTATAACCTAACCGATATACTTCTTCAATAGATTTCGGTTCAGCAGAATCAGCAAATATCTCCTTTCTACCAATCTCCAAACTCTTTAATCGTTCAGCTATGTCTTGGTTAGTCAAACCTCTGTCGTATAGTTCCTCTCTTATGTAAAGCTCTTGCTCATACTTCCAAACTGAAACCAATGCGGTAGGGTCAGCACTAAATCCCCAGTCTAAACCATACCCGATAAAGTTAGCTTCGTTTGGTACAACTACTTGATTAGTCCAATTGTTGAATACTAAACCCATTAATTGTCCTCGTTCGCCTAAACCAAAGATTTTCCAGTATTCAGGATCAGCCTGTTCTAAACTTTCTATTTCCCTTTTAAGTGCATCGGGTAAATGTGGGTTATCTTTGTAAGTTGTAATAATCAATCCGCAATCGTCACGGGTTAATACTTGGTCATAAATCCAGTGTTCAAAGTCAGAAGGGTTATAATCAATAATTACCTTGCCAGTCGTTCTAAGTAGTAACTGCCTCCAGTCTTCAAGGTCTATCTCGTTTGCTTCGTTTACAAATAGTATATCTCTTTTCCTGCCTCGTATCTTCTGAGCATCGTCTACACTAAAAAACTCAATAAGGTTTTTGTTGAGTATATAAGTGTTCTCCGACTTATTGTGGTCGCTTTCGTGGTAATGATTTATTGAGGTAAGTATCTCAATAAAGTCTCGCATAGCTGATGACTTCAAAGCTGGTAGTGTTTTCCGCACTATTGATATAGTCATTCCCTCATGTTTGAGGCAAAGTCGGATTAACCATTGCAGAGCTGAATAAGTCTTACCTGAACGAGTACCACCTTGTAGTGCGACTATTCGTTTACTCTTTACTGACTTTTCTAAAAAAACTAAATTAGGATTAAAAATCATTCAATATTTTTAGTCAACCATTCAGGCATATTGTTTACTGATATGTTTTGATTTGAAGTTGTTTTAGTTGATGCAATGCGATGATATTCTTCTTCTGTTCCAATCAACTTGTATAAAGCCATTTGTGTCAATGGGTTGTTTCCTTTGAACCATTTAGAACGCAAAGATGATTTGACTTCAACTTTGTTTTTATCCAACATCTCTTTTAGTTCGTTACATTCGTTACTTTCAATTGGAAAAAATTCATAAAAAGTCTTTTTTGCTATTGGCAACCAAGCCACAACATCTTCAATGAAGAACAATTTATATTTATCAATTGCTTCCTTTGCCTGCTGAAAGATTTTTTGTTTATCGTATGCCATATTATTTGATTTTATCTAACCATTGTAATCGAATTTGATTTGCTATTTGTGCTGTCATTACAGGCGGAACACTCATTCCGATTAAATACTTTGGTTCTACTTTTTTGAAATTGTAATCAAGTGGGTAAGAACCGCAAACTTGAAAATCATAATCTGAAAACCAACTTTTATCTATTGCTCTAAATTGTTTTCCACCACTTGTTATAGTTGGCGCAACATCTGAATCGTGAACAACATTATCTGTAAATCCAGAACCTTTGCCAAAATGTTTAATTTCTATTTGCTCTAATGTTTTTTCAGTAGTTAAATAACTTAATGTTTTAATTTGCCTTTCAGTTAATGTTTTAAAATTACCTTGCTTACTTCTTACATTTCCAAACGGAATTGCATCTTCATTAAACTCTAATTTTAATTTCGGCAAATTTAAATCTTTTCTTTGGCAAATAAAAAACACTCGTTCTCTTTTCTGCGGAACGCCCATTGAAGCCGCATTTAAAAGAAACAACTGAACATTATAACCTGCTTCATCAAATGCTTTAAAAATACGTTTAACATACAATTTAGCGTTACCTTGAATTAATCCTTTTACATTTTCAGCAAGTACAATTTTAGGCTGTAATTTTTTTGCAAGTTCAATGTATTCAAAAAACAAATCGTCTAAAACTTGTTGAGCTTGTCCCTCTTTAAATACTTTACTTTTACCCCAATCTTTTTCCCTATTTCCTGCCATTGAAAAACTTGAACAAGGCGGTGAACCATCTAATAAATCTAAGTTGTAAAGTTCTTGAGGTATATCCGAACGCTTTACAAAATTTCTAATATCTTCTAAATATAAATATTTTGGATTGTGATTTGTTTTGTAAATATCTGCAATCGGTGGGTCAATTTCAACGCCACCTAAGTGATTAAACCCTGCTAACTTGTACCCCATTGTTGAACCACCGCCACAAATAAAAGTGCCAAAAACATTATAATTATTTGGTTGTATATTCTTTGACGGATAGCCGTCTTTTAAATACCATTTATAAGGAAATAAGTGCATCGTAAAGTATTTTTTCAGCTGTTTGTCCTAACTCCTGTAATCGTTCTTTGACTAAGTTATAATCGTCCTCTGAATATTCTAATTTAATAGTATATTTCTGATCCTCAAAATCATTCAAATCTAACTCTTTGTTTTTTTCTGAGTAATCAACATCAGTTTCAAAAGTAGGTATTTCTAAACCCCAATCTTCTAACTGCTCAACATCCCATTCATTTGCTAAACTATCCCAATCCCATTCTCCAAAGCCTACGTTGTCTTTAATAATAAATTCTTTTTGCTGTTCTTCACTCAATTCACTTGCTTTTATAATTGGTACTTCTTTTAATCCAGCCTCCTTACAAGCTTTCAATCGCATATTACCTCCTAGCACAATCATATCTTCATTTACTACAATTGGTCTAAGCTCTAACATTTGAGGAAAGTCTTTTATTGACTGAACAAGTTTTTTAAATTTGTCATCCTTTATAATTCTTGGGTTATTAGGATTTGGCTTTAATTCAGATATTTTTATTTTATTAATATTCATAGTTTTTAAATAAATCTTTTCTTAACTCGTTTATCTTTAATATATTGAAATTGGTGTAAATTTCTTGATATAAGGCTTCGCCTAAGTCTTTTCTCATCTCTTTGCTGTCTATTAACTTCTTTATGTTTTTATACCAATCGTTTTTATTAGCTACTAAGGAGTTTATCCCGTGTTTAGCTATGTTGGTGTAGGGATATTGATTTGAGACAATTACAGGAAGCTTCTTTGCCCCCATTTCCATCATCTTTAATTCTGACTTGCAACGGTTAAATTCGGTATCCTTCAAAGGTATTAATCCGACATCCATCATATCGTAAGCACTCGCATAGGTATATACGTCCATTCCGTTTATTCTGCAATATTGGTCTTCTGCTATTTTGTAGCCACTTGTAAACATCTTCTCGTATTCCTTCCAAATCATATCCCCTTCAGCAAATCCGCTCAAAACAAGTCTATATTTTCCTTTTAAGTCTGGATTAGAGTTCATTTGCATAAAAGTGTCGGTTAGCATTACAATGTCTTTGAAGTGAGTAACGGAACCGCTCCAGCCTATGTGAACTTTCTCAGTCTTTAAGTTCTGAACTTTTACATCGGGTTGGAATTGTTTTTGGTTAAAGTCTATTGCGTTGGGAATTACAAACACATTCTTGTTAAACTGTCTAACTTTTTGGGCAAGATACTCGGTAGGAACTGTGACAGCGTCAGCCATTTTTAAATTGTAGACTATTTGCTCGGCAGTTTTATTCGCTAACCAGTCTTTCTTCATTATATGGTCGTGAGGCAAAATCCAATCATCGTCTCTATCAACTATTACTGGGATACCTAATCTTTTTAACTGCGCCCAAGCTACCTCTTGAAAGCCTGACTTACTGACTACTGAACTCGTATATATTAAATCAAACTCTTTGAAGAATTCATCGGATTGATGGTCTATATTCTTTACTCCAGTAATTTTGTAATCGCTGCCCATATTCTCAAAAGGCATTATTAACCGATGGTATTCTACTCCAGTTACTGGTTCAGGTATTATTACAAGTATTTTCATAGTAGTGAAAGGATTTCTGATTGCTTGGTTTGTTCGTGTAAAACTAATCTGTGTTTTAATTGATTCTCTCTTATTTCATCTAAGTCATAATGCTCACCTACTACTGCCATATTGTAGTTAGGTATCAAAATGTCTTGGTATCCAAAATCGTAAGTACCTCTGTCCATTATAATAGGTACTCCGTAGCTGATAGCTTTTACTACCGCATTGCATAAGTAACCGCATCTTTTAATATGTACTAAGGCTTTCATTCCTTCCTCAAATAGCTCAGAGTCGTTTCTTTCTCCTAATTCGTTTTCTTGCCCATATACCAAAGCTCCTAAACTTAAAGCCTGATAATAGCCTTGTTCGTCTCTTTGTTTATAAAAGTGAATAATTGAAACAAGTTTGTCATTTATTGGTGCAGGTTCGTAAAGTTTTACAAGTGGGGGTAAAATAACACCATCCCCTAACCAATGCTTTTTATGTTCAGAGTTTTTAAGGATTGCCCTTGTATATCCTGCATAAAAATATGAGTTAATGTGCATCGGGTGTACGCAAAAAATAATAATGCAGTCCTTTCTCCTATCGTGTGGAATTTCTCCTGCAAACGGTCCATCGTGTACAAATAGCAAATCAAAGTCAGTCGGAGGTCTATCCCCTAAAAATCTTTCACAGTCTAATCCTGCTAAATTTAGAAAGTGTTTAACTCTTTCGTATTCGTCTGGGTGTTTATCCCAATAAACTATTTTCATATTAATTGATTAAGTGCGTTTTTAAATCCATTTTGATTAAATACATCGTAGAATTCCCCACCTACTGGAATGACATTTGGGCAGCCAAAGTACATTTCAAGTATTCTTTCTGTTTGTAGTTGCTCAGCAATTGCAAAACACATTGATTGATTCCCGATAAATACTTTACTCTTGTCTATGTAGTGAGCTAACTCTAAAAAGTCTTTTACTTCTAAATACTCAAGACTTGGAATAGTCTTTTTCATTACTTCAAATTCTTGCCTAACTCCAACAAATAACTTTTGATTATTGTAATTGTTAATAATTGAGTAATCTATTTGCCCATTCTGATACCTATTGGTTCTATTGATTAGAATATAATCCTCTTTTTTATTGTTAAATTCAAAAATAGGTCCTTCTATGTCAAAGGTCATTTCAGGATAGGCATAATAGTACCATTTCTTGATGTCAGAAGCGCACAAATTTAAGCCTATATGTCTAAATCTATCTAAATCGTAGTCTATTTTTTGTTTATCATAAACCATTACATCTGAAATAAATGAACAAGAAAGTAATAAAGGTCGGAGATTCTTGTACATATACTCGTTTAGCATAACATTACCAAGCGGGTGGTTAGGCATAAACCCAATTGAGCGTTGGTCTAAGTGCAGGAATAAAACTGCCTGAGTGTCGTTTGCCTCACATACTTGCTTAATTGCGTTGAGTGAGTAGATTATATCCCCAGTGTTGCCCGAATGTTTAAATTTTAGCATTGCGTTTCCTTTTCTTTTCAGGTGTATAGTTATCAAATTGTCTAAATACTCGTGTAATTAATTCCTGAACGCAAGACTGACAGCCCATATTTCTAGGAGGTGCGCCAAACATTAAACTCCAAGCTTCCTGAACTATTGTATAGTCTTGGTTAGTGAATATTGAATGATGTTCGTTTTTAAATGTTTCCCATTTTGGCTTCAATGGTAAAAGGATTTCATAGATTGTTTGATTCATTGCACTATAATTTTAAAGATAATAGAAGATATAACCGCAGATAAACAAGCGTAACCAAACGCATATAAATTAGGTTCAATGACTAAGAAAGTTACTAAGCCAATCCAAAACGAAAGACAGTACCCACAGCTCAAAGGTTTTTTAGGGAAAGAGTTAAAAGTCTTCCTCCAAAATTCGATTATCGTCTGACTCAGTACATAACCAGTTGACCCGATAAGTAAGCAGATTATTATATTCTCCATAATGTTTCTCTTTTAGTTTTTTTATTGTTTGTAGTATTGAATGCCTAACAGCTCCGTATTTGATTCCGACTAAATTACTAATTTTACGAAAGTCACGAAATTGAACATATAGTTTAAATAGTTCTCGCTCGTATTCGTCAAAGGTTTCAATATCGTTTTCTAAATGCTGAATAAAGTTTTCAAATAGTTCTTCGTAATTGTCGTTTTCAATTTCAATATCAGCCTGAATTTTCTTAAAGTCATCTGTTGTTTGGTTAAAGTGTCTATATTTTTTAGCAAATGGTGAGGTATAAGAGATATAAGAGTTGGTTACTATCTTGTAAAAAAGGAAGCTAAGGTAATTCTTATTGTGAGCGTCTATTATCTTTTGCTCATCTAATTCGTAAAGAGTTAAAATACATTCGTGTAATAAGTCAGTCGTGTAGTATTCGTGGGAATTCTTAATACAAATTCTCATCGGA